CCACCCTCTTGGAAGTGTTTAACTTCACCACCTGAGGCGTAAGCTTGAGCCAAACCACCGGGCATGAACTTATCAGGGTTGATTTTCTTGCCTTGTTTCTTGTTGCCTGTACGTGCCATACGAATTTTGTCCATCATTTGGTAGAGTTTCTTAGCTCCGGCATCTGAGTTGCCGTTACCCATGTGGGAAACTACATCCGCAGGGATAACAAACTCTCCATGACTTAAAGCGGCTGGTTGGTCACGACCAATCCTAGCTGGAAGTTTGTCTGCCATGCCATCTGTTTCGCCTTGGAGGTAACGGCCTTTAGCCATACCGCCCTCAGCGTATCCGGCAGGCAAGTAACCTTGACCACGTAGGTAGTCCAGATCTTCAGCCTTAAGGTTAAAGTCTTTAGCCAACTGAGCGGTAGACAGTCCTGAACTAGCAACCATTCTGGCAATAGCGCCGGGATCGGTATCATTCTTTTCTGCGGCTGTAAAAGCTGTAGAAATGTCTTTTGTAGACGCTGGAGTTTGACCAGCGGCAATTGCGGCGGCTTTGTTCTGCAAAGGAATTGCTTCAGCTTCTTGCACATCTTGAGCAGTAATTCCATACTTATCCATAGCCGCCTGCTTTTCAGCTTGTGTTGCGGCAGGCAAGCCTTCAGCTTGCCTTATGGCATCCAAAGCAAGGTAGTTATTGATACTGCTGTTTACAGCGGCAGTACCCTTGTTGTTCATGATGTTCCACTGATCCGCCTTGGATGACAGTTTAGGATTGGCGGCAAAAGCATCCTGAACATCAGCCATAGACATGCCAACGCTCTTCATAGCATCTGAAATCTGTTTGGCTGTAGCGTTAGGGAACTTGGCAAGATAGTTGTTAATACTGTCGTTTACACCAGCAGAACCCATGCCGTGCGTCAAAGCGTATTTCTCTGCGGCTGAATACTTACTAGCGCCCAAAGCAGTTTGAAGATCAACCTGAGAAATGCCTAATTCCCTCATCTTTGCTTGAAGCTGGGCATCGGTAACGTTAGGGTTCGCAATGAGCCAGTTATTAATGGTATTTAAATACCCCTGTGGAGTACCGCCTCCAGCAATGAACTTTTTGTAAGCATCTGAACCGGGAGTGACAACGTCGGCTTTCTTGTTTGTAACTGTATTTGAGCCGCTAACTAGGTTTGATATGCCGCCGGGAGTCTTTGTACCGCTTTGAACGCTCGTTAGGTCAGCACCCGCAGACGTGCCTGTATTGCCACCCAACTGCCACCAAGGATCCATTCCGGGGGTGCGGGTATAAGTTACATCACCACCGTAGTCAATTCCACCTGAGCCGGGACGGTATCCCTGTGCTCTTGTAGGAGGAGCGGCAATCATTTTGCGGGAAGCACTTAACTCAGGAATGCCGCCTTGGTAGCCTGTTTTTTTATCAGCGTTTGTACCGCCGCCAAAAGCACTGGTCAAAGCACCTGCGCCAGCAATTAATGCCTTGTTGTCTGTTGCAAACTGCCTTAGCCCTGCTAGGCTGGAAGATAAACTAGTGTCAATAGGCGTTTGATTTACAAAAACATCACCTTTTTTAAACGGTGAATTAGCGTCACCCAAAACATTTGGGTTCATGTTTGGATCTGTTGCCGGATCAATATACGTACTAGTGTTGGAGTTAAGGTTGCCATAACCGCCGCCAGAAACATCTTCTACGTAGTCACCTTCTTCAAAATAACGAACAGGTTTGCTAGATTTTTTAAGCATTTTGATTCCTCAATAAACGAGCAAGAGCATCCATATCAGAGGATGCTAGGTTTTTAGGTGCTCCAAGCGCCCGTAATTTGTAATCGGTATCGCCGCCAAACAGCTCTTCCATCAATTTTATATTGGCATATGGATCTTGGCTAGGCATTGGTGCGTTTAAACCAAGATTAGCCATTAGATCCTCAGTTGTTTTTTTCTTTGTGTCCACTTTAGGAGGAACAACTGCTTTGGGTGGAACAGTTACTTTTGTATCCCCCACCTTGACGCACTGGTTGGTTGCCAGATCTAAGACGTAGCCTTCTGGGCATCCGTCTTCTTTTACATCATCGTCAGGAACGCAGAAACCTGTGCCGTCATCATGGAAACCGGGGCCGCATTTATTGTCATCATCGTCAACTACAACGTCATCTTTGTCTGTTTTGCCAGTAACAAGCACCGTGTCATCTACATAGTTGTTAGTGGTGTCGCCAACTATGTCGTTTAATTTTATAAAATCATCTAAAGATATGCCGTTTTTGTTGCCGGTAATGACCAATTCACCTTGATCTCCAATATTACTGGTGGGAACCATAAAGTCGCCAAGACCTGTAGGTCTATCGCCCGTTACGGTTACAGTTCCCTCGTCGGCAGTTTTTTCTCCTGTGCCTTTAAGTAAAGTCTCAAGATCAGCAGAACCCTTGATTTCATCCATGTTGGCCTCAAGAAACTTAGCCAAATCGCCTTGCGACATGCCTTTAATATCTGCGGCTGGGTACATTTCGCCGATTAAATCAACAATCCCTTGAGTTGTTCCATCATCAGAAGCAGGTTGATTTAAAATAATGTTGTTTAAACGTTTTTCTTCTCGGTTAGCATCACGCTCCGCTTGTTCGCTTGCAGTTAGACCGCTAAAGTCTGTTCCTTTAGCCAAACCTGTAATAGTGTCAAAGATTCTTTTATTATTACCACTGCCTAAAGCTTGAACGGTATTAACACCCTTAAGTAAGTCATTGGTGGTAAAGCCTGTATCACCAATATCAAAGTTGGTTGTCATGTAAGGAGAGGCAATATTTGCCGCTCCCGCTAATGTGGGATCTTTAGCAAAGTTAATGGCTTTAGTAACATCACCCAATGTGGCATTTTTAAATGTACCACCCAAAGCATCAGCACCCAAAATATCAGTAAGTTTTGCAGTCCCTGCACCAGATACGCCACCAAGCAATGCGCCTTTAAGGATGTCCTGATCGTTACCGTAAGCGTTTATACCGCCAGCTAAAGCCCCGCCAGCGGCAGATGCTCCTGCACCTGTTAAACCAAATAAACTATTCCCGAGAAACGCTCCGCCACCACCCATAGTAATAGCGGCCATAGCAAGCGGGCCAAGATCTTGGATTATTTTTTTAAAGTCGTTAGTTTCTATTTTACGACGGCCCATAAAATTACCGCCTACGTCGTAGTCAGTAATGTAATCGCCGTCTCGCTTAGAAAATCCACTTAAAGTATTTGGAGCATCGTCATATACGGGCGTGGCATCCATGCCTTGACCAATGTAGTCAATGATTTTTCTATTATCTTTTTCCCCTGCCATCCAACCGCCACCATAATCGACGGGTATGTAATCTATGGTAGTGCCTTGCTCTGTTACGTTTTCTCGGGCTTGTGTAGCACCCATTTGGTTGTACATGGCTTTAAGTTCAGCCAATGTAGGTGTGGCTGATAGCGGTGTAAATTTAGGTGCTTCTGCCGCAGGCGCTTGCCTTTGCTCATCACGTAAAGCGGCGGCGGCTTCCCAACTACCAGTCAGTTGATACAGTTCTTCATCGCTCATTGGTTCTGCCATTATCCAACCTTCCAATTTGTTCCGTCAGAATAGACAGGTACTGCAACAGCTCCGCCAGTCACCACGGTTGCCCCAAATGTTGGGCCTAATGCGTCCGTTACAAAAGCTCTTGCACCCTTGCCTGAAGTAACTGCGCTAGGTAGTGTAGCTACAGTGTAGTTAGTCAAAGGAGGCACTACGCCAGAAGCCATTAACTGCGTGGTTAAAGCATCAATCCTGTTAAAATACAGACGCAAGATGTTGAGCATCTGGTCAAAATACACACGGTTGTACTCTTCCGGAGGTAGCGGCAAGTTAGGTGCGGCTACCTTGTTTAGCTCAAAATCTGACGTAATAATGAAGCTCATCGTCTGCCGTCCGGTCTAATGTCAATGCGGGTAGCACCCAACTGCCATGTTGTTCCAAGGTTTGTAGAGCTTACTTTTAAGATAAGCTGACGGCCACGGACACGGGTGTTAATCTGGCCTGTAAAGCCTTCAGTCACTGTGTACTGAGCGCCAGTCTGCTTAGTTACATTGCCTGTTACAGCCGTACCAGTTCCAGAGCCTGAGTTTTGCATGGGATAGAGCGTGTAAACAACTTGTGGCGTAGGGGACGCATCTGATCCTGAGAAGGTTAAGTCAGGCAACATACGATATACAAATCCAAATCTGTCGCCATCATCAATGTCAAACTCAGAAGATGAGATATAAGCTTCAATACCTGCGGGTGTGCCTGTCTCGTTGTTGTCTAAGCCATACTCTTGATTGACCAAGTTGTAGTTGTACGTAGCGGCAATAGGGAAGTCCCTTAGACCAGAGTCAAGCCATGCTGTTCGCTCCATCGTGCCGTAGTACCAGACTTTTTCAAGGTAGTTGTACACAATGTAACGGTTAGCAATCAAGCTACCAGCCGCGCAGTAGAACCACCAGATCTCGTTAAAGCCCTCGTTCGTACTAGCAAACACTTGCTGGTTCTGCTGGAGGTTAATGTCTTGATATACGTACCTACGGAGATCGCAAGGTAATGTCTGTAAGCGTCCATCGTACAGATAGAACTTATCCACACCCATCCAGTACACAACACCGGAAGCCTGTGCCGCCGCATTCTGACCAAGAATAGAGATGTTGTCACCCATCAATTGACTTGACCAGACCACAGGAGGGCCAATGTATTGGAGAGAATAAATGGCTGAGTCAGTCCACACCAAAATCTCTTGACGGGTTTGAATGGCGGTCACAATGCTTGAGCCGTGCGACAACTGCACACTACCAGCCTGATTGGTTGCAGATGGTGTCCAGTTAACCACAGACTCTTGATCCGACCAACGAATAAGCATAGGGTTTTGTACTGTAGAACTGTAGTCATTACAGCCAAAAGCAAATACAAACCTACTAATGTCAGATACAAAAACAAAGTTTTGAATGAATGGGCAGTCTGATGCACCAGACAAACTTACGATGTTTATACCATTAGGCATGATGTAGTGATCGCCTGACTGCGTTCCTGTTGTAGTAATAGCCGCACCACCAACAGTAGCCGCTAGGTTGAATGTGTTTCCGGTTGTATTAACAACGTAATAAATGGTTCCGGGGCTAAGTCCCGTAGGTAATGCAGACGGATAACCACTGTTAGTAAGGATGACTGGAGAGCCATTGGGCAAGCTATAAGCGGCTGTAACCACCGCAGGAGAGGCTATTGTGACCGTAGCCAAGGACGGGTCAACCCCATAACCAGCGTCCCAATAATAGATTGGGCCACCCCGGTAGGCGTAAACCAAGTCTTCACCAAAGTTGTTCTGACTCCATAAACGCAGAGCAGATGTAGATGTACCACCAAAGCCCCAAGTGCCTGCACCCCATGTACCAGCACCCCAGCCAGCTAGTGGAATCTCGTATGGATCACCTACGTTAATTTGATAAATAGCGTTTACAGTTGTGCCGCCACCAGCCGCTACAGTTGAGGTAGCCGCTGTAGCCGACACAATTGTGTAGGTATTAGTATCAACGTAAGTAACCTGATACTCACCGTTTAAATCAAGGCCGCCTACAGGAGCTACGTTGCTGAACGTTACAAAGTCATTGGTAACTGCACCGTGGGCCGCATCTGTAACGGTAACTAAGGTCAGTAGATTGGTTGTGGCAAACGGGTTACTTAAGATAGCCGCTGACCGAATAGGCGTAATGTCGTTGTAAACCCCCCCTAACTCAAGATAGAACTTTAAGTTAGTACCCACTCCGATTAGGTTTAAGTTGTCTAGCGTGATCCAGTTCCACAAGGAACGGCACAGACCTTGGAATGTAGATACAGATATACGCGCCCAGCCACCAATCTTTTCAGGCGTACCTTGGCGGAATCTAACTTTGTCGGACTCATACCAACCACCTTCGTTTGCATAACGGGTGTTCTCCCGGTTAACGCCCGGTTTTAGTACAAGTTTTTTAAGCGCCATCGGTTGCCCTACGATAGAAACACGGCTCGTTCGTCAATGCGACGTTTCTGTAGCCCTTTGAGAATTTTACCCCCCGCCATGCAATACTTCAAGAGTTCTTCTGCCGCGCCTTCCATATCACCACGCAAGACCTTTTGACGCATGGTTGAGCGCTGTAATGTGCCTAGGCCAACGTTGAAAGAAAAGGATACCAGCGCATCAAACTGTCCTTGAGTAAGAGAAACAGGACAATAAGTAGCCACTCCCTTCTCAAAACGAGCAAGATCGGCCCTAAGTATTTCATCGACTTCCTCCATGCTGTGCTTACGCATAGCTTCTGCGGGTGGTGTAAACGCATCCCGCTGGTCTATTTTTAACTTGCCCTGCTCTGGAAACAT